ATGGTCGAGGTCTGCGGCTTCCCGTCCGCTGGTATGTCCGTGGCCTTATCTTTATGATCCGGTGCCGCACTGTCAAGCACTTTAGCGATTCTCGGGCGTGTTCGGCATGATCTGTGGGCTCCATCGTTGCCCCATCGAGCGTCTATATGCCAATGTGGGTTTACCATCTCGGACAGTGATAAGCACTTGCCCTTTGAGGTCGAGATCCTCGAGCTCGATAACATGGTAGGTCGCGTTTAGCACCCGTGGCGTGTCTGATTCCAATGATCTGCTCCCCTTCCATTGTCCCAGGCTGTATAGAAAGCACGATCCTGGTAATAGCGATTCCATGTTTGAATGGGCTTATCTCTCAGAGCTTTAATCTCTTGGATCAGGCCGTCTTTAGTGGCTTTTGATTCTTGGATCATCATGTGTGTGAGGCTTACTCGCCATTTGCTGTCAAGAAACTGATATGCGCCAGATGCGGTCGATATGGTGCTGCGGGCCCTATAGTTATGTCGGGATTCCCTGTGCATTATGCACTTGCGAACCTGTGCCCATTTACTGTTGTAATGCTGCCCCTGGTACATGCTCGGCTCATAGCCTTTCCAGTCTAGGGCATCGGGTGAACTGGCCGCACAAGCTGGGGCCGTCATAATCGCGGCGCACATGAGGATCTCGGTAATCATTCGCACTCCCTGCACTCGGTTATTAGTGGGTTAGGTAGGTCGAACCGTTGAGGATATTCGGCTCTAAGGTTTTCGACTTGCCCGCAGTATGGGCATTCGAGATCCATGGCTATCGGCGGCGTTTAGCGATTAACCGACGGTAGGCGAGTTTTTTTGTGGGTGACTTAGTGAGGATCGGCAGTGGAAAGATTGAGCCGTCCATGTCTGCTAGGGCTGTGAAACTGATGTGGATGTGGGCTGTGTGGCCGTAGCCTGATCCGCGGAATCTCCACCATGTTTTATCGTAGGTAGGGCTTGCGATCTGGTTTTCGTAAACAACGTATTTGATGCGCTGGGCCCCTGGTGCTGTCGAGGCTGCATATTTCACGAGTTGATCCGCGAGAAGTCGGGCTGTGCGACCGTTGCGCCATTTTCCACGCTTGCCCATGTTCTCATCTATATCGAGGGCATGCACTATGCCTTTAGAGTTGGGGTTATGGTCTGAGGCCCGTTGTGTGTGGTCCCTGTCGCCTATCCATCCATCGGATCGACGGTCTCTGCCTGGGAATCTTTTATCTATTTGTGAGCGTAACGTCACTCCAGCTTTACATAGTTTCGCCATCGAGATCCTCCCAGTCCACTGTCCCATATCTGGGGTCTTGTGGGTTTATCGAGTTAATGGCTATGGGGATCACTGCCGCACCGATAGCCACCACTAGCGGATGAACGTCAGCGGTGAGTAGCCATGACAGTAATGCGCCTAGGGCGGCTCCTCCGCCGATTTTGATGAATGATCCTGTGGCACTGGCGGCTAGCCATTCCTCTATGCGTTTCATTCTTTGTCCATTCCTACGTGGTTTATGAGGCGATCGACTTTTGCTGCTACGTCTGCAAGTGACTGCCCGCCATTACGGTAGCCAGGTTGAATGCTTTTAGTGGCTTTAGATATTTCGTCGCGGACCACGTTTCGCACTAGCCACACTAGACCACCACCCATTATTCCGAGTATGGCTAGGCATGTGGCTACGAGTCCGACGTAGTCTGCGATATCCACGGCTTATTTTGCTGCGAGTTTGGCTCGGACTATTGCCCTAGCTCGTTCGGTTGCGGTCAATGGCTTAGGTTTCGACACCTTTTTTTTAGGTTTTTCTTCGACCTCGGGCGGGTTATCGACGTGCAATTCTTCTTCGATTTTCGACATGTCAGGCTCCTAGATTCGGGTACATTACTGCGATCATGGCATCAGTGAATCCAAGGGATTTAGCGTGTGCGATAGCCGCGGCGGTTGCGGCTTGATCTGCCTTAATTTTGTCGGCTTCGACTGTCTCTAGACGTTTCACTTCGGCCTCGACTTCGGCGGTTGTAAGTGGCTCGGCTCCTTTTGTGTGCCATGTGATATTTTCAACGTCGTCGTTGTCCATCGACCATTCGATACTAGGGCGCAGGCTTGCTACGGCTTCACTCATGGTTATCATGCTGCTACCTCCATTAAAGTAATCGCCGAGGCGTTTCTAATAATTTGAGCAACGTTAGCATCATTACTGTATCCGTAACCTACTGTTGCGGTTCCTGTGTCGCATGCTATTTGTATTTTATATGTGGTGGCGCTTGTGGTGGCGGGTGAATCTACAAAAGTCATGTTTTGTGTGTGAACGGCGGCTGTTGCTGTTTGGGGTTGGAAAGCAAAGGAACCGGCCACTCTAACCCCGACTGGTGTTCCTCCACCGATTACGGTTGCTCCTCTTAATATTCTGCCCCTTGATAATCCTGTCTGCGCTGTATTACCTAGACCCAAACTGACAGTTAACAATACCTTGGAAGTGGCGCTAGTGGGCGTAATGCTTACACTTAACCCCGTCACATCCGTGTAAGCAGTTGAAGCAGTAGTGAAAGAATCTTGCTTTAGCACTGTAACGACTTGCAAGATTTTGCCTCCGCCATTAGCCAATACGAAAGCGGTTGTTGCCAGTTGCGTTGTGTTAGTGCCTAATCCTGCGGTAGGCGCGGTTGGCGTACCGGTGAAAGCGGGCGAAACTAAATTAGATTTAGTGTCTACTTTATTCGCTAACGATAAACTCGTCGAGGGATAGTTCGCCACAAGGTCCGAGGATTCCACATACGGAGTGCCTCCAGGGGTAAGTGCCATTTTCTGTCTCCTTTACGCCGCTAGGCTTGTGCTAGTAATAATCTGGAACCATTGCAAGTCTGCCGGTACATCGCCCCATATTAGCGTGGGATCGACCTCTTCCCAAGTAACTGTCTCGAATGAGTAACGCGGGTCGGAAAGTGAGAGGGTCAGAATGTGCTCCCCTGGCGTGTATGTTTCGCCCCAGCCTTCGACGATTCCGAAAAAGTCCTCGACTGGTGCGGGTTGTGGGAGGCGTGATAGTGATACGGCTTGACCTGACACGAGGCCCAGCACAAGATCCCTAGTTGGCGTGTCGAGGTTATGCACCATGATAGATACGGCTCCGAGGCTCCAAAGCGGGTTAGCCTGAGCAGTAATGATTTTCCCTGCCCTGTCGATAACGTCACCCGAGTAGCGTAGGTCCGTGTTGAGCCGGAACTCCCTTAGGCCATAGTCCGTGATACTGGCTGAGTCTGTTTGTGTTGTTTCGTGGGTATCTTTGTAACCCAGGACCGTCACTGAGTTAATAATTGTTTGCCGTGTGCGTGACCATGAGGGCGTGAATATGACAGTGCCAGGTGGTATTACTGTGGGCGGGAATATGGTCGTAAACTCTCCCCACTCCAGAGTACTAGCGGCCCATGTGCCCAGGGTGTTTTCCCATGTTCCATCGAATGAGGTTATGCCTCGTTCACCGTAGGACTCGAATACGATACGCCCGAATGGATCATCGAAGTATGTAGCGCCGATCCATTGGGCTATCTGTCCCAGGTATGAAAGGGCATCTGTCGCCTGAATGTCTGAGCCTGTCACCTGGTGCAAGTCGATAAGCGGATCTGCCCCATTGAGGTACGGGATTCCGACTGCGCCGAGTACCGTATCGACTCGCTCACGGGCTGTCTGGTGGTCGAATCCAGTCGCACCCACTTCCACGAATCCCACTCGAGCTAGTTCCCCGATAGCAGTGATAGTGGATACTGCTATGGGCGGATTGCTGGATAAGTGAGTTATCGTGACGTCGGAGACTTCCCCTGTGAATCTGTGAAAGCCATAAGCCTTGACTACTAATGTCTCGGATATTTCGACACCGACACCGACTGGGCCTCGAATGATTATTTGAGCGTTTGAGGGTTGCGGGCTGGTCGTGACATCGGATCGGCCATGCTGGATCTGTACCTGGTACTCGATCGTATCGAGATCCAGGGCTACACCGTCTAGGGCGATTTCGGTAATCATGACAGGAGGGGCGATATCGGGGCCCCATTACGAGAGTCGGCTCCTCGGATCAAGTTTTGGAGTGCTTGAGCTACTGCCTGATTAGTAAGGGCCACTTGTTGCCGTTCGGCTTGAGCCACTGCCTCAGCTCGTGCAGCTGTTCTTTGGGCTTCGACGTTGCGGACTGCCTCGGCCACATCATCGGCCAGCTGTGCCTTGAATGATGCGCCCACGATTTTGCCTACTTGCTTGCCTAGTTTTCTGAGGCTTTTCTGTTCTTTGAGGAGGGTCGCTGCAGTGCCTTGAACTGTTGCCAGGGCGAATTGTTCGCCAGCGAGGAGGCCCTCGGGTATCAGGCCTTTGGCTAGTTCGTTTACGGTTGAATTAACTGATACCCATTTATCGGACAGGGTAGCGACTAGGCCCTCGTCGATCATTTGCTGGGCGAGAGCTGCACCTGTCTCAGGTCCGAGGCTGGCGATCTGCTCGATGAGGCTTTGGTCTGCGCCTTGTGCCTTGATCTGGTTGAGTACTTCTCCGAAGTATTCGGCTTGGGCTATTTGTTTATTGAATCCGTCGAGGAGGCTGGCTCCAGTTTTTTGGCCCTCGGCATTGAACTGGGCCTCGTATGCTGTGCCGAGGTTTACTCCTGAGAGAATGTTTGTGGACAGTGCATCTGTGTAATCGGTAATCGCTTCTCGGGCTTTGTTCAGGGCATCGACTTCATCAAGGAGCTGCTTGCCTCGATCCGCTAGAGCTGTTTTCCCTTCCTCATATTTGTCAATGAGTTTCTGTTGTTTCTTTGTGAGATTGTCTACTGCTACTGATCCTGCATTAGTATTGGTTGTCTGGTCCTCTATTTTTTCGGTGAGTACAGGTAACGTGAGAATGCCGATGCGCTGGAGTCGTAAGTATTCCTCGTAAGGATTTTGGCCACTGTTTTTATACGCTGGGCCTGCCCCGCTTTCACCGTTGAAGTCTTGGATCGCTGAGGTTGCTCTGACAGTTGATAGGGCGAGGCGTTCCATTCCGTCGGCTGTCGTGTACGCCTTGCCTGTAAGATTATCGGCTCCTGTACCAGCTGCACCAAGTCCACGAGTAAATACTCCCAGGGGGCTGTTGGGTCCTGTTAGGCTGGCAAAGATTTCACCGAATAGGCCACCCGATGCTACTGCAGCGTTGCCTACTCCTTTGACTTGTTGCGCTGCAGCTTGTGATTCGTCTCCAGCGTCTCCGACTGCGTTTGTGTAGGCTTTTAGTGCGGTCGTGGCGAACTTGCCTACGGCTTCACCTGTGCTACCGATGAGGGGCTCGAGATCTTCGAATGCTTTTACTAGGTCGTTAGTGGCATCGTTAGTGTCGCCGAGGCCTCTGAGTAGTCCAGCCCCGAACGCTTCTTTCATGTTGTCGGCTGCAGTGGATAACCTTTTGATCTGGCCTTCATAGGTTTGGGCTGAGGTTTCGGCTTGCCCTGAGAACGTGTCGGATAGGACTTTGGTGATTTCGTCCATGTTGCCGGACTTGATTACGGCTGCATCTATGCCAGCACCGAGTCGAGATAATCCTGCGATATTGCCTTCATAGGCTTTGCCGAGGGCATCGGTTACTTGCTCGAGGGTTTTCCCTGATCCTGCAGATACGTCGAGAGAGAGACTGAGAGCATCTTGTGCGGCCTCTGTGTCTCCCAGGGCTCGGACTAATCGGTCGTAGGCTGGCCGTAGATCTGTGTCCGCGATTCCGAGGCTTCGCTCTAGCTGATAAATGTAGTCCTCGACTGGCTGGATGTCGTGTGCTAGTCCAAGGTTTTGCATTGTTGTGGCGAGGCGAGCCATGGCTGCCTCGTCCTCGATTGCTGCTTTCACGCCGTCTATAGCGAGTTTGGTTGCTAGGGCTCCAGCTGCAATTCCTGCACCGATAAGGGCTGGTCCTAGTACATCGTTAATACTGCCACCGAACTTAGACATGCTCCCTCGAGCATCGTTTAGTCCTGAGTTAAACTTTTTTAGGTCTGCAGCGAGAAAGATTGTGAGGGTTTTACCTCCACCGATAGCCATTACATCACGCTCCATTTATTGACTACTCGATCAACTGCGCGGCCCCACTCCTCGAGTGCTGGCTTTTGGTAGGCCTTGACTCGCTGTATCCA